AAGAAGAGATTGAAGGATGCTAAAAAGGCTGGTCTAGATATAGAGCATGATTTTTATCATTATTGTGCAAGAAAGATAAGAGACCTGATGAAGGTTTTTCCGTGTCAGCAAATAGGAATGGATGCACAGGGCGGAGGAGTAGCCGTTGAGGAGGCTTTGCATGACCCAGATAAATTACAGCCTGGTGAAAAAATAATATGGCAAATTATAGAAGATAAAAAGAAGGACACTGACACAGAGGCTGGGTTGCATATATTAGAAATGGTTCAATTTGCTAGGTCGGAATGGACCGGACAGGCAAACCATGGACTAAGAAAAGACTTGGAAGATAAAGTGCTTTTATTTCCTAGATTCGACCCAATAACAATAGGCCTTGCAATAGAAGATGACAAGCGAGCTTCTGCGGCGGGGGATAAGACTAGGCTGTATGATTCTCTAGAGGATTGTGTTATGGAAATAGAGGAGCTGAAAGATGAGTTGTCTACAATTGTGATGACAAAAACCAGCATTAGTGGACGAGACAAATGGGATACTCCTGAAGTGAAGATGCCGAACGGAAGAAAGGGTCGCTTAAGAAAAGATAGATATAGCGCATTGCTGATAGCAAATATGGTGGCTCGTAATATAATGAGGGCATCGCCTCCTCCTGATTATGGTTTAATTGGTGGCACCTCAAAAACCCTAGATAAAGACAAGGGCGGCCAGATGTATAATGGTCCAGACTGGTACACTAAGGGCATTAACCAGAACGTATGCAAGGGAATCAGTAGAAGAGATTAGTCTCGGTGTATAGTAATACGATTGCAATCAGATTACAAACTAATTACAAGGACAGGTTAGAGAATGGCTAAAAGAAAATATTCCAGCAAAGACGACATGAATAAAGACCCCGAGAAAGTAGAAACAGCATATGTAACCTGGGGGAGCGAAGAAGAAAGAAAAGAGGCTATGCTTGAATCCGGCAAGGCACTGGGGGAATTCCGTGTTGTTGACCGTGCTTCCGCCAGAACTCGAAGCTACAAAGACTTGGATACGAATGTCTCAGGTCGACCTGGACTTAGTCGTTCTGATTATGATGCATTCAGGCCCGGCGAAGCTATTCCCGGTAATCATGCTGGAATTATTAGGTCTGCAAACAGTGCCTACCAAAGAGTTGGTTTAATTAGAAATATTATTGATTTGATGGGCGACTTTGCCTGTCAGGGAATTCGTCTCACGCACCCAAACAAAAGAATAGAAAAATTCTACACGAACTGGTTCAAGCGAGTAAGCGGAAAAGAGCGCTCGGAAAGATTTCTAAACAATCTTTATAGAACAGGAAACGTGGTGGTTAGAAAACAAACCGCAAAGATAAATGCTAAGAGCCAAAAGCAGCTTTTCAAAACTTTTGCTGACCCTGAAATTGAGATTGAACATCTGAAAGTTTTAAAGAAAGAAATTCCATGGCACTACATTTTCCTTGACCCAAGTACGATTAGTGTTATCGGAGGGGAGCTATCTGCTTTCATTGGAAAGCCCAAATATGCTATTAAGATTCCAGCCAAGCTGAAGAAGATAATTTCTTCACCGAGAACGGATAACGAACAAAAGCTTATACAGCAACTACCGAAAGAAATCATAGAGGCAGCTAAGACAGGTAAGCCATATCCGCTGCCAGAAGACAAGACCCTTGTTTTTAATTATAAAAAGGATGACTGGCAATCATGGGCTCATCCTATGATTTATGCAATTCTGGATGATGTATTTTTACTTGAAAAATTAAAGCTGGCCGATATTGCTGCCTTAGATGGGGCTATTTCTAACATAAGAATCTTCAAGCTCGGAAACCTTGAACACAAAATAGCGCCAACGCCAGCAGCAGCTTCTAAGCTCGCTGATATATTAGAGAACCATGTTGGTGGTGGTACTACCGATTTAGTTTGGGGGCCAGATATAGAGCTTGTGGAATCAAGAACGGCAGTCCACCAGTTCCTTGGGCAGGAAAAGTATGTTCCTACTCTAAATGCCATATATGCTGGATTAGGCATTCCTCCTACACTTACTGGATTAAGTAGCGTGGGCGGCGGCTTTACAAACAATTTTATGTCCCTAAAAACACTGGTTGAAAGACTGGAGTATGGAAGAAATGTGTTGATTTCTTTTTGGGAGCATGAGATTCTTGAAATACAAAAGTCCATGGGTTTTAGATTTCCGGCGCATGTTGAATTTGATAAGATGACACTTGCAAATGAAGATTCCGAGAAGGCTCTTCTTATACAACTAGCGGATAGAAATTTAATTAGTGAAGAAACACTACAAAGGAAGTTTGGGGATAATCCAGACATGGAGAAGATTAGAATTAATCGTGAAACTAAAGATAGAGGAATAGGCCGTAGGCCGACTAAGTCTGGTCCGTTCCATGATGCTAACGGTGACCTTGGTCTTAAAAAGATTGCTCTGCAAACTCAAGTTGTTACTCCTAGCGAGGTTGGCGTTGAATTAGATGAAAGACAAGATGGAGAAAAAAGCGGCCTTGAGCTTAGAAATAGCCAGGGTCCGAATAAAACCGGTCCTGAAAAAGGGCCCGGTGGTCAGCCCCAGCAAGGAAGACCAAAAAATTCCAAAGATAATGGGCCTCGTAAAACTAAGACGGTCAATCCTAGGAGCAAGGCTATTCTTCGAGCCAGAGCAAAGGCTGCACAAGAAGAGATTTCTAATATAATAAATCCTCTAATTCTTGATATGAACGGAAAGAAGAATCTTAGAAGCTTGAGTACTTCTGAATTTGCCGAGGCGGAAAGAATTAAGTTTGGTGTTCTATTCAACCTGCAATCACTTTCTAACATTGATGCTAATTCAGTAAATATTGCACTTCAAAATTCGTTGCCGGGAGATATATCGGCCGCTTATTCTGACTGGGTGGCAGAATTTGTTAAAGAGGCTGGAAGAAATCCAAGTGTCGATGAGTGTCGTCAAATACAAACCTCGTTATATTCTGAGTGCAAGGCCCAGTAATCGCGCAATTTTTATTTTGTGGTGTATACTTTAAGTAGTCAATAGGTGTATAATAAAGGTATGCATAAAGTGAAAATTTTTCCACAAGAACGTGACGATGGTCTTCAAGAGGCAATAGAGTCTAATGCCTCAATAGCCTATATTTCTCAGTTGTATACCTCTGAGCCTAGTGATGAAAAAAAGTCAAAGATAATTGCTCAATTAGAGTCATTGGCTGGCAAAAAAGACCAACAAGATTTATATTACATAGATTCTGTGTTGGTTACTTCTTGCTGGAACAATAACGACGATGTTTTTAACAAGTCCGAAGTTTGGAAGGCTAGGCATACGCCAGAAAATAAGCCTTTCAATGTTGAGCATGATGAGCATCGTATAATTGGGCACATAACTCAAAATTGGCCAGTCAACTTAGACGGTCGAGTTATTAGTGAGCAAACGCTGGAAGAAAATCTTCCAGATGTTTTTCATATAGTTACAAGTTCCGTAATATACAGACATTGGACAGATGCTGAGTTAATTAATAGAACACAAGAATTAATTGGTCAAATAGAAGCTGGTAACAAATTTGTTTCTATGGAGTGTTTGTTTACAGGATTTGATTATGCGCTTGAGTCTGAAGATGGCGGAACGCACATCTTAGCGAGGAGCGACGATAGTGCATTTCTCACCAAGCATCTACGTGCTTATGGTGGGGGTGGTGTATATGAAGGATATAAGGTTGGTAGACTTTTAAGAAATGTTTCTTTTTGTGGTCATGGATTAGTGGAAAGGCCCGCTAATCCTTCTAGCATAATTTTTGATAAGTATAGTCCTTTTGTGGCGGCGTCGGAAAGTAGTTTGAAAATCTTTCTACCTTCCATGGCTGCGCAGAGTTCTTCAACAAAGGAGACAAAAATAATGGCTGAAGTTAATGTAGATATTTATAAGGACCAGATTGACGAGCTTAAAGCGTCCGTGGAGTCTCTGTCGCAAACCAAGACGGAGCTGGAAGACAAGCTCTCTAATGCTGGTACTAAAGAGCATGAGGCTAAAATTGTTGAGCTTAATGAAGCATTGGCTGCATATAGCGAAGCGATGGAAGCTTCTAAGGCTGAAATTACTAAGTTACAGGAAGAGCTTACTGAAGCTCAGACTAAAATTGAAGAAGCTGCAGCTAAGCTCGAAGAGGAGCAAAATAGCAAGGTAGAACTTCAAGGTCAGCTTAGCGCAATTGAGGCTGAAAAGATTCGTGCTAATCGTATTAGCAAGTTGGTTGAAGCCGGTTTTGAATCGGAAGCAGCCGAGGAAGCTATTGATAAGCTTGCTGAGCGATGAGCAATTTGATGCTATTGCGTTGATGATTACTCCGGAGACGACTGAAGAAGAGACTGAAGAAGTTGTAGCAGAAGAGGATTCTTCGGAAGAAGATATCACTGAAGATGCTGCAGAAACAGTCGCTGATGAAGTTGACCTGGATGAAGTTGAAACTTCTGAGGAAGTCGCTCTTTCTGCTTGTAGTGAGTGCGATGAGGTGGAAGATACGCGGGCAGCTTTGAGTGAGTTGATTTCACAGAAGTATTTAAACGTCAATTAAAACTGATATAAGGAGACCTTAGAATGGCTCTTAAAGCAGATAGACATGAAGCAGTCACGGATATTTCGTTCTTTATGAACGAGACCGCTGAGCGCGGAGTGGTTGTTGTACATAGCACTGCCGGTTCTGGTAGCGCTATGGATGATTCTAATGCATTGGTTACTGTTCCAACAACTGCCTCTGGAACTTATCCTGCGGGCTTGCTGTTGAACGATATGGTTAATATTGACTTGACTCGTCAACACCTGAACCAGCATCAAGATGAAGTTCAGAAGGGTGGAAAGATTACCCTTTTGAAAGAAGGTTGGGTTGTAACTAATAAGTTAGAAGTTAATTCGAAACCTACGGTTGGCGCACCGGCATATTTTGCATCGTCCGGTCTTTTGTCTACCACCAATCCTGCTGCGTATGACGCATCAACTATCGCCGGCGCATCAAACCCGCTCGGTAATGAGGATGCTTTGGTTGGTAGATTCTTAAGTACGGAAGACGCTGACGGTTATGCCAAAGTGTACATCGACATAGCTTAATTATAAATTAAGGAGATTTAAAAATGGCCGATAACGTTTTTAAGCCAACCACTGAAATGAACCAGATTCTTCGTGATTCTGGCTCTCATAATAAAGAAGTTGCGTTGGCTGCAACCGCCGAGCTTGCGAAAGCTCTTGAACTCCCGTTGAGAAAGGGATTAATGTCAGGTGATATCCTGAATAATATCTTTGAAGCTATTCGAATGGAACCAGGCGCATCAACCGAGTTTCCTTTGGACTTCATTTCTCCCGGTAGTGAAAAGGATTTCGTAGCTTACACGATTCCTAATCATGGGCGGATTCCTGAAAGACACGTCGAAGGTGACTATGTCATCGTCCCGACGTATGATATTGGTGCTTCGATTGATTACCTCCTCAAGTATGCCCGTGACGCCCGATGGGATGTCGTTGGTCGTGCTATGGAAGTAATGGAAGCACAGTTTACTAAGAAGATGAATGACGACGGCTGGCACACACTCTTGAGTGCTGGCGTTGACCGTAACATTATTGTTTATGACAGTGATGCTGCGGCCGGTCAATTTACCAAGCGACTTGTTAGCTTGATGAAGACCGTTATGCGTCGTAATGGCGGTGGTAACTCCACTTCCTTGAACCGTGGTCGTCTGAGCGACCTTTTCGTCAGCCCTGAAGCTATGGAAGATATCCGTAACTGGGGTGTTGACCAGGTCGACGAAGTTACTCGTAGAGAAATCTATGTGGCTGAAGATGGCGCTATTAATCGCGTGTTCAGTGTTAATCTTCATGACCTTGACGAGCTTGGAGAAGGTCAAGAATACCAGAAATTCTACTCCAATGAGCTGGGCGGTTCGCTTCCCACCTCTGATGTAGAACTGGTTGTTGGCCTAGACATGGCTCGTAACGACTCGTTTGTCATGCCAGTGCGCGAAGAAGTGCAAGTTTTCGAAGACGATAATTTGCATAGACAGAAGCGAGCTGGTTGGTACGGATGGGCTGAACAGGGCTTTGCCGTTCTCGATAACCGTAGAGTTCTGCTTGGTGC